GTAGAAGATACTATTGCTAATTCAAATCCAACCACAATAAAGATGAGTCTGAATACCCACTTAAGTGATTGTGTCATTACTTATCTTTCCACCCACCTGCTTTTAACCAGTTATTATAATGTGGGTTGTCCCAACTATCACTAATCTCATAAGAAGGAATAACAACCTCTTGGATGTATCTCCTATTCTCTTCTACAAGTTTTACCTTGGCATCTATACCAGCACCCCACCATATAGCACCACCTAATTGTACTGCTAAGAAAGATACTACTGCGAATGGAATCTTGTTCATAGTAATATTGCTCCTATAATGAATCCTTTAGCAAATGACAAGCAAAGCATTTGATAGTTAGATAACTCAAACTTACCTTGAATCTTATATGCTAAATTCTTATCCCATTCTTTTACAGCATGGGCAGCCTGTTTTATCTTAGTGAATAAAACTGTTGACGAATCTTTTGCCATGTTTATATTGTATACAAGTATATTTACCCGTTTGAGAAATGTAACTAAAATGTTGTCATATGCACACAAATATGCTATATAGTATAGGGAAAGAAAAGGAGCGACACAATGAACCCAAACTCCTTAATTATGGTGTCCATTTAGTCTATGGAGGTATAAATTATGATGATGTCGTACAATCAACTTGCAGGATGGAATAGTCACGCAGAAGGATTTAAGTTCAACGAACAAGACACTAAAATCAATGACTATTACGAATGCTTGATTGAATGCGAAGACGACCATTCAAGTTGTAAACGTATCTGTAAGGAGGTTCTTCTCTAAAAATGCACCTACAAGTACATTCACATCCACCTTAATTAAAATTAAATATTAACGACTAATCCCCTCACGTGAGGGGATTTTTTTAATGTTCCATAAATCACTTTCAATGTGTTTTAAAAGAATAATTTTCTTAGCTTCAGTGGTAGTAGTAGAATAAAATATTAAAGGTTGTTGCTTATGTAAATTATCTCCAGACATACTACCTAACAGCAGCCAACGATTCCATCTTTGTAAATATCCCTTCCATATTATAAAACAACTTATAATTTTCTGTCGTAACGTAATGTCCTCTTATATCATTACCATCACAGTGCCATCCATAGGACTCAACCTTTTCTTCTATACCATCAATCCTCATTTTCTTACTACCATCTAAGTAGGATAGGTATCGCTCGTCTAGGTTAATCATAGTTCTAAGAGGAATGTGTGGATACTATAACATAATCTCATATAATTATGTATATTCTTAATGTCCTCTTTAGATTATCTCACCTCAAAGTTAAGTTTCTTAACTTTTCTCTTCCTTCTCTGCTCTTGCCACTCCAAATCTTGAGAAGTAAAAGAATCCTTTTTGTTTTCGGAATGTCCATGAGTAGAATGAGACACTATCATCACCTTTGACATATCACGTGCTGAAATACTATCTCCTGTTACTGTTGTCATATTAGGACACCCACAAGATCTTGTCTGATGAGAGTGTCCCTCTATCTCTTTACCGCATGAACGGCATCTTACTTTAACCATTTTTCTAAGCTCCAAACCAACCTGCGTTGGGTTCTTCTTTTCCTATCCATTTGTTGGATATTTCTTTAATTTTTGTCAGTGCATCATCTAATTCTTTAGCCTCACCAGTCTCTTGTCGATCCCCCAGACCAAACTTAAGAGGATCTCTATCAGAGATGCACCAACGCCATGACTTTACGTCTCTACTGTACCACAGATGAATTCGCATGTTGAACTGATTGCCAATCTAAATCGAATAACTCTAGTCCTTTGTCAGTAAGAATGTGTTTATAACATTTCTCAAACACACCAACTGGCATAGTAACAATGTCTGCTCCATACTCAAATGCTCTACCAACATCTCTAGCACCTCTAATAGATGCTGCTAGTACTTGAGTTCTTACCATATGCTCACGGAATACCTTAGCAATATCTTTAACTAAGCATAGTCCACCAAATGAATTATCATCAACTCTACCTACAAATGGTGATACATATGTTGCACCTGCCTTAGCAGCAAGGATTGCTTGTACCTGTGAGAAGATAAGAGTTACATTTACTTTGATACCTTCCTTAGCAAGTTCATGACATGCTTGTAAACCATCAGGTGTACAAGGTACTTTGATAGTTGTCACTTCACCAAACTTTTCATGTAGACGATGAGCTTCCTTAACTGTAGCAAGGAAAGTATCTGCAACTACTTCCATACTAATATCAGTCAAACCCATATCCTTGAGTTCTTGATAGACATCATCAGGTTTCCTATGACTCTTCATAATAAGAGTAGGATTGGTTGTAACACCATCAATCAATCCAGAAGCAAAATGCTTTTGAATCTGTTGGCAATCAGCAGTGTCTAAAAAGATTTTCATTGTTCAGGTTTAAAATAATCTTTACGCATGTAGCGTCCTAAGATATTGCTATTATAATATAAAGGAGTTTTTCCGTCAAGAGTTTCTGTTAGGACATTGTGAAGAAACAACTGTTTCGTCTCTTCAAAATTTACATCTCCGAGTCTGGTATGGAGGGATAAGATCTCTCGTTTGAACGCTGAGTTTCCAAGTAACTTTCTATCTGCACTAAGCTCGTCAGAGCTTCCATAGTATTTTTTCCAGTCACTCTCAGACGTAACCCGTCTCTTACCACCTCTAGGCTTACGTTTTTGTTGGAAATATTTTCTACCGATGTATCGTTTACCAGACTGGATATTAGTAATGCAGTAGACGAAACCGAAGAAATCGCCAATATCGTCAGAAGTGAAAGGTTTACCCTCATATATCCAGGGGTTTTCGTAAACTCCTTCTTCAACCATTTCATAATCTTCATATCATTATCTCCTATTTAGTCCCACCTAGTCACTGTTATCTCTATACTATTATTATCCATCTCCCACTCTTCCTGTACCTCAAATCCATCCATCTCCTTAACAGTATTGTGTACCATCATCCTTGCATACTGTTGTGTAAGTTTATCAAGGAACCTAGTGATAGGAATATTCATATCCCATGTCTGAACATCGGCAACTAATTCAAAAGTTTCTGTAGTATTGTTCCATTTGAAACCAGAATCTTTTGCTATTGCTATATCAGCAGTAACAGTCTCATGTCCTTTACCATGATATCCAGTAACTTTTAATTCCTTTTCCTCTTCAGGAAAATGTCCAAGAAGATTTAATGCTTCTAGTAAAGCAGGACGATCTTTTAACTTAGTTTGAATCTTAGTGAAATGAGACATTAGGCACACTCCGAGTCATGAGTAAATTCTTCAATTTCTCCTTCTACTTTTTGATAGTAGCTTGGAGTATGTATACGATTTTCAATAACACCAAGTCTTTCTTCGATGTTTTTTGTTAGGGATTCACATTGTGATCCTTTAACTCCTTGCACCTCTTCAGTAACAGTACCGTCTTGTGCAATAGTGAATTTGATGGTAGTAGGCATGTCAAGATTTGTATTTTTTGACGCTTTCTTCCCACTCTTTGAGTGAGGATGAGCAATCAGGTGGTGGTGGGTCACTATAACCCTTCATCTTCTTCCACTTATTATACAATGCACCCATCATCCATGACTGAGCAAGACTCTTAGGACCACTATCCAACATCTCTAACTGTAGTTTGTTAGAGGTGTATCCCTTCATCTCTTCACGCCAATTAGAATCGTCGTAGTTTTTTGTCATAATGAGAAACCAGCAAAAGTGTCTTTGTTGACATCTTGTTTGATGCCACCAACAACGTATGATTCAACCTCAGTTTCTTGAGGTGCTACTTGAAGACCTTTGGAACTAATCCAATGTTGTGTCCAAGGTAATGGATTGTTTCTTGCGGCAATATCATAAACGGGCTTCAATCCTATCATCTTCATACGCCTATTGGCAATCCACTCAACATATTGAAACAATAATTTATCGTTCAATCCTATGATACTACCATCCTTGAATAGGTACTCTGCCCATTTCTTCTCTTCATTCACACATAAATCAAACTGTTTATAGGTCCACTCCTCCTCTTCTTCCATAATCTCTTTCATTTCAGGGTCATCACCTTCTCTCCAATATTTTAGTATTGTTTGGGTGAGGACAAGGTGTTGGTTTTCGTCTCTGGCAATGAGGGAGATAATCTTAGCAGATCCTTCCATAAGTTTAAGTTCGCCAAATGCAAAACTGCAAGCAAAAGAAACATAGAAACGTATACCTTCGAGAATGTTGACATTAGCCACTGCTCTATAAAGATGTCTTTTTAAATCCTTTCTTGTCCATTCCGAATTAGGATGATTTCTCATCTCATCCTTCCAAGCACTACTTAAACCATACTCTTGTGCATAATTAATAAAGTCATCATAAGCACCTGTTACACTCTTAGCACGTTCTAAAATACGATCATCTTTAATGATTGTATCAAATACATCAGAGGGGTCTGAATATACGTTCTTAATAATATAAGTATAGGATCTACTATGGATCATCTCCATGAAACCCCACACCTCCATACATGCTTCTAACTCAGGTAGAGAACAGTAAGGTATAAAAGCCATACCAGGAGCACGACCCTGAACACTGTCTAACATGATCTGATACTTCAAGTTAGAAGTATAGATATGCTTCTGGACTTCATTTAATGTTTGAAAGTCTGCTCTATCTTTCTGGAGAGATACCTCTTCAGGTCTCCAGAAGTATCCTAACTGTTGAGTAGTTAACCTATCAAAGGTAGGATACTTATAAGAGTCATATCTTTGGACACCTAAAGGCTTTCCAAAGAACATAGGTTGCTTTTTATAATCAACCTCGTCGGTATTAAATACCGTCATTCCTTTTAGATTAGATGGCACAGGATTCACACTCCGATTCATCAGCATTTTCTAGTTCTGACATTAAAGCAGATACTTTGTCCTGCTCAACGTCATCATGCCATCCCATAGGATGAGCAGGTTCCATCTCATCACTCTTTTGATCATGAGTGTTTTGATAATAAGATGTCTTCCATCCCAACTTATAAGTTGTAAGAAGATCTTTTGCCATTTCTGACACTGGTACTTCATTGTTAGGATAATGTTCTGGATTATAACTCCAGTTGCCAGAAATTGCTTGGTCAAAGAACTTCTGCATCACTGCTACAATATTAATATAACCAGTATTATTTTGCATATCCCATAATAATGTATAGTTATTCTTTAAAGTCCCATATTGTGGAACCACTTGCTTAAGAGGCCCTTTCTTTGATTTCTTAATGGACAAGTAGTCTCTAGGAGGTTCGATTCCATTGGTAGCGTT